CTGCTTTAGATGAATTAGCAGAAGCATCTAAAAGAGTTGCAAAACAAACAGGTATATCCAGCGCAGAAACGAGTGAAGCAATGTTCTTTATTACATCGGCTGGTTTAAGAAGTGCTGATGCAATACAAGTTTTAGAATCAGCATCAAGAGCATCTGCAAGTGGTTTGGGAGATGTTGCAACAATAGCTGATTTAGCAACATCAGCGATGAATGCTTATGGTCCTAAAGTTTTAAGTGCTTCTGATGCAACAGATGTCTTAACCTCAGCTGTAAGAGAAGGTAAATTAGAAGCATCTGCATTGGCTGGTTCAATGGGTTCTGTAATTCCATTAGCATCTGCATTGGAAGTTAGTTTTGATGAAGTTGGTGCTGCAATGGCTGCAATGTCTAGAACAGGTACTGATGCGGCTCAAGGTGCTACTCAAATACGTGCAGTTTTAGCTTCATTAACAAAAGTTACTCCAGCTGCTAGAGATAACTTTAAATTAATGGGATTAGATGTTGATGAATTAAGAAATCAATTAAAAGAAGAAGGTGGGTTAATAAATGTATTATTTCAATTAAAAGATGGTATTAATGGCAACACACAAGCAGCAAGTGATATATTTCCAAATTTAAAAGCATTATTGGGTGTTTTAGATTTATTAGGTAAGGGTGCTGATACTACTAAAGATATATTTAATGCATTAAGTCAATCACAAGGAGCAACACAAAAAGCATTTGAAATAACAGAAAAAAGGGCTTCTTTTAAATTACAAAAGTCATTAAATAATGTTAAGGAAAGTTTTAAAGAAGTTGGTGAAGAAATTTTAGTTAGAATGTTGCCAGCATTTACTAATGCATTGAAATTTATCCAAAATATTTTTGATGCATTTAATAATTTAGATGGTAGCATCCAAAAAGCAATTTTAGCTTTTGGTGGATTAGTTGTTGTTGGACCAACCATTATTAGTTTATTTGGAACTTTAATCTCATTAGCTGGTGCATTAATATCACCACTTGGATTATTGGCAGCTGCACTTGCCGCAGTAGCATATATAATTTATAAAAATTGGGGTGAAATAGCACCTGTATTGGTTGGTTTATATAATCAATTTGTTGATTTATATAATTCATCTGAATCATTAAGAAAAATTATTTTTGGTCTTTATGCTGCATTTAAATCTGTATTTATTAAAATTAAAACAGAAGTTAAATTATTTATTAATGTATTTAAGACAGTATGGAAATTAATTAAAGCATTTAGTGAAGATGGTGTTGATGCGGCTTTTGGTGATATACTAAAAGATGGATTTAATGAAGGTGTGGATATTGCAACTGATGGAGCAAAAGAAATTGGAGAAGCATTTAGTGATGGGATGGAAAAAGCAATGGGTTCTCAATTAGAAAAGAAAACTGTTGAGCAATTAAATGGTTCTTTAACCAATGCTTTTGATACAGTAAAAAAGAAGTTTGGAAACTTTACAGATTTATTTGCTGGTGGTACAGGCGTAACCACAACAGAACCAACAACCACAACAGAACCACCTACAACAGTTGTTGATGATGAAGAAGAAGATAAATATGAAAAAACTACTGAAAAAGTTAGCAAATTAAAAACAATGTTTGATATGCTTAAAGGTAGTGCAGATGCAGTTGGCGAGGGCATTAAAGGTGCATTTTTAGGAGCATTTGATGCAATGATGCAAGGAGAAAATGTTTTTAAAGCGTTAGGTCAAATGTTATTAGATTTAATTAAAAAGTTTGTAGCGGCGGCATTAGCTGCTTTTGTATTATCAGCTTTAGTTAAAGCAATTTTTCCTGGTGCTGGTTCAGGTGGTGGTGCTTTTGAAGGTTTAAAAAATTTTAAAAGTTTATTTGGAAGTTTTGCAGGTATAGAAATGGCTAAGGGTGGTATTGTTTCAACTCCTACATTGGCAACTGTTGGAGAATATGCTGGAGCAAGACAAAATCCAGAAGTTGTTGCACCATTAGATAAATTAAAAAATCTTATTGGTGAAAATGGAGGGGGTAACAATATTCAAGTTGGTGGACAATTCACTTTAAAAGGTCAAGATTTGGTTGTTGCTTTACAAAGAGCAGACAGAAACAGAAACAGAATTAAGTAATGGCATACGGAGTAAAATTTAGATTAGAATTTTCAGATAATAATTTAAAGGGTAAAAAGATTGAAATTCTTCAAGATGGATATTCTGGTTCAGTATTAGATTTAGTTGGAACAAGTGACCCTTTGATTATGAGTTGGGAACAAGATGATGATTTTTACAATCCCATAATTGGTTCAAGTTGTCAAATTAATTTATTTGTTACGGATGATACTAATTACGATAATTTTTATGAATCAGATGAAAGAGAGTACAAGGTCAAAATATCTTATAAAGATGCATCAGATGTTTACCAAACGTATTGGGAAGGTTTTTTATTAGTGGACCAGTTTAAAGAAGCTGTTACAACAACACCTTTTCCAATAACATTAATTGCTTATGATGGATTAGGAAGTTTAAATGGTTTTACTATGCCTATTGATTTGACTTCTACATTATCTAAAGATTTAATGTATTATATATATAATATTCTTAATAATTTGGATTTAGGGTTAGATATATATGTTTCAAATGATATTCAAAAAGATGGTGCATTAGCAAGTGATTATACAATATATGACCAATCAACAGTAAGTCCGAATTCATTTTTAAAAGATGAAGCTGGATTAAGAACAGCAAAAGATGTTTTAGAACAAATATTAAGATTTACTAATGCAAGGATTTTTCAGAGTTATGGTAGATGGTATATTATAAATAATTCAAGTTATTCTGAGCAAAGTGTAAAGGATGCAAGTGCTACAACAGCTGATGGGGGAACAATACCAACTGGTATTAGAGCAAGTGAAACAAGTAGTTTACAAACAGATGGCACAGAAGAAATAAAATATTTTATATATAACTCTAGTGGAGTATATCAAAGCACATCAACTGTGGATGTTTTAAGTAGTGTACCAAATGATTTACAGCCATTAGGTAATAATTTAGCCAAAGAATATTTAAGACCATTAAAAGAGTATATAATCCAGGTTAATACAAGTAAAAGTTTTTTTGACACAGATAGGGTAATTAATGCGGGTTTTGAACATGATGATACAGGATGGACATTAACAAATTCAAATATTGACACAGATTTAGTTTTTAAAGGAAATAGGTCAGTAAAAACAACATCTGTGGTTACAGCAGCGAGTTCAACAACAGTAGTATTACAAAATTCAAGTCCTATAAGTGTTAATTATAACCCTAATCAAGCCGACACATTAACCATTACTAATTATTTTGATTCTACAAGTGGTAATGATAGAGGTTTTAGGTATCAAATTAAAATAGTTGAAGTTGGACCTGGAGCAACTGCTACAAAATATTGGACTGGTTCAGCATGGTCAGATACAGCTACAATAGTTGAACAAGAGGTTGATACTAATAGAAGATGGAAAAAACATAGCTACAATTTAGATAGTTATCCACAAGCAACGACTGGTGCTTGGGACTTAACTTTATATTTATATGATGCATATCAAACGACATCAACAAGTGGTTTTAATGCAATGTATTATGATTCAATTCAACTAGAATATAAAAACCTTGAAAATTCTCAAAGAGTAGATGTTTTTACAAAGTTTGATTTATTACAATTTTTAAGAACAAGAACTGCGAATTTATCAGGAGTTAAACAAGTATCAGATATGTATTTAACTAATGACAAATATAGCAGAATAACAGGAGATTATTATAGGTCAAGAGATAAAACAAATTATTTGAAAAGTATTGAAGAAATTACATCTCAGCAAGTGATGAATGATTTTAGAGATTTTCTAATAAGATATGAAGGCACTTTATATAATAACAATACCAATCCTATTGGTCCACATAATAAAATATGGGTTAATTTTGGAACTAGCATTTTACAAGAACCTGTTAGCTGTTATATAGATGGGTTAAATTATAATGTAAAAAGGAATTTATATTCTATTATAATGCATGTGCCTAACCAAGATGATGATGTTTCTACTGATTTTAAAGTAAGATTTTAAACAGTTTTCTTTTCCTGTTTGCTGCTGGGTATCTCTTTTTTTATAGAGGAGATACCCTTTTTTATAAAAAAACTTAAAAAATTTTTTGTAATTAAAAAAATATTTATATATTTGAAGTGAACAATTAAAAAAACTATTATGAAATATTTAAAAAGTAACATTCAAAATATCCAATTAGCTGGTGCGTTGATTGGTGTAAATTGGTATGATATACACGACTTAGTTGACAGAAAAACACTTCGTAACATACCAGCACAAAAATGGTTATATAAACATATTAAAGACCATTTTGGAGTTGACATTTTAGACAAAAAAATGTTTAGTTAAATAATTTAAAAAAATAACTATTTGGTGTTTAATTTTAAAGGGGGTCAGTTGACCCTCTTTTTTTTTAAATATTTTTTTATTTATAAAATAATTTTTATCTTTACAAACTAAATTTAAAACTATGTTTAAATATTATTTTGATGAGGACCGCAAAAAATTAGGTCTGAAAAAGAATGTGGTGGCTGGTTTATTGTCATGTACAATGCCAACACTACAAAGCAGATTAGACAATCCTGGGACATTTACTGTTTCAGAAATTAAGATTCTTAAAGACAATGGTTTTGAGGAATCAATGAAAAGATTAATTTAACTTTAAAATACATTTATGAAAGCAGTAAACATTAAAGGTAAACAGTATATAACTGTTAATGAAAGGTTATTATACTTTCGCAAACAGCCAATATTCAAAGGTTGGAGAATCAAAGAGGAACTTGTTGAACTCAATGATAAGGAGGGTGTTTTCAAAGTATCAATTTATGATGCAGAAAACAATCTTATATCATCCGCACATGCACAGGAATACAGAGATTCTAGTTACATAAATAAAACATCATTTGTTGAAAATGGTTTTACAAGTGCTTTAGGTAGGGCATTGGGTTATTTAGGAATTGGAATTGATGTGTCTATTGCAACAGCTGATGAAATGGTAAATGCAATTACCAATCAAAACAAAACACAAAAAGTAAATTCAAATCAATTTAAATTATAATTATGGCAGATTACGAACACAAAGCTGGTAATGGTTCTATTTTTAAGAATCAATACAAAGAAAACGACAACCAACCTGACTACAAAGGTTCAATAAAATTACAGGATGGTTCTGACAAAGAATTGGCAGCATGGGTCAAGCAAGATAAAAATGGAAACTCATTTTTGTCGTTGGCAATTAGTGACCCTTATGTCAAAAAAGATGAACCAAAACCCATCCAAAATAGCAATGCTAAAGCGGATGATTTACCTTTTTAAAGTAGCAAAAAAGGGAAGGAGGGCAGCCATTTGGTTGCCTTTTTTTTTGATTTTAAGCAAAATGCTAGAATCAAATCTAAGCTATCTAGCGTGCGTTTTAAGACATTTTAGGTGTTCTGGCATATCCTAGCATCAAAAATCCGAGAAAGTGCATTAAACGAAAATCCCCTCTATAAATATTTTTTGTTTTTTAAAGTATTTTTTTTATTTAAAAATTAATTATATATTAGAAACCTAATTTAAAACAATGAAAAAAAGACAATTTAGAAGCAACCAAGGTCGCAATCCAAAAAAAGAATGTGAGACACAAAAACTTTTATTTTTTGCAATTGTTGGTTTAGTATTAATTATAATTTATTTAATAATAAAATGAGAATAGAAAAAGACAGTAATGACATTTACCACAGCCATGATTCAATTTCTGCTAGTGGTTTAAAGACCATAGCACAATATGGCATTGAGTATTATTTAACACAAACACATGCTGAATCTGAAGCAATGAAATTAGGCACAGCTATTCACACAGCTATTTTAGAACCTGATACTTTTTTTGATATTTATGAAGTCATGACTGAAAAGTTTGATTTAAGAACTAAATTAGGTAAGGCAAAAAAATTAGAGTTTGATGAAAAAGCAAAGGGTAAAATTGTTTTGCAAAAAGAGCATTATGATATTGTAAAAAATTTAATGAAGCGACTTGATACAAACTCCCTGGCAAAAAAATATCTTAAAGGTGAAAAGGAATTATCACATTATTTAGAATATGAAGGTATGCCAGTTAGAGTTAGACCTGATGTTATAAATCATGTTGAAGGATTTATTGCTGATATTAAAAAAACTAGATTAACAGCATCAGATAAAGATTTTACTAAAACTGTAAGGCAATTTGGTTATCATATTCAAGCAGCTTTTTATATGGACATGCTAGAAGTTGATACATTCCGCTTTATAGTTTGCGAGGACAAAGCACCTTATACAATTGTTGTTCATGCATTGTGTGATGAATCTATTGAAAAAGGTCGCAAAGCATGGAGACATGCATTTAAACAATGGAAAAATTATAAATTAACAGGACAAATCACATCATATCAACCTAAGAATGTTGCTGATGATGGTGCGTTTTTAATAAGTATATAAATGAATAAATATTTAAAAGCAGTAAATAAACATTTTGAGTTAGATATAACTACAAAGACAAGAAAATATGAATATATAGTTGCTAGGGCATGCTATTATAAAATATGTAGAGAAATTGGTAAATTTTCTTATTCAAGGATTGGAAGGTCTGTTGGTAAAGGTCATGCAACAGTTTTACATTCTTTAGCTGAATTACCTAATATTTTAAATCATGATATTCCTATGGCAAAAAAATGTAAAGAGTTATTTAATAAATATGATTTTCTAAAAAAGAAAGAGCATGAAAAATCTTTGAATCAGCTATTAGTTGAGTATAATATTATGCTTTTGGAGAATGATAAATTAAAAAGAAAAATAGAAGAATTAACACAAACAATATATCAATTAGCAGATTTGGAATAATTTTTTTTAATTTTATTAAAAATTTTTATGCCGAATCCATTTGATAAATATTTAGGAAAAGAAGATAAGATGCAAAACAAGGTTATGAATTATTTAAAATATCAATATCCAAATGCATTAGTTACTCATTTAACAAATGAGGGGAAAAGGTCTCCTTTTGAAAGATACAAAATGAAATATCTAGGTGCTAAACCTGGTGTGCCTGATATAATGTGTTTTACACCAAATAAATATTTTAATGGTTTAGCAATAGAATTAAAAGTTGGTTATAATAAACCAAGTGATAACCAAAAAAAGTGGTTAAAGGATTTAGAAAATGCTGGATGGCAAGCAATATGGTCAAATGATTTTGACCAAGTAATAACAACAATTGACAATTATTTTAATAATGAAAAAAGCTAGAAGCATTTATTTTGATGAACAAACTCAGAAAGTAAGATGGACAACAACAGCTTCAGAGAATTTCATATACGATTACAAATATATTGGAGAAGCAACTGAAAATGAATTTAATATACTTATTGATTTACTTTGGCATATACACGAAGAAGAAAAAATGAGTTATAATGAATTTAATAAAGTTTACCAAGAACTAAGATATTTTTGTGACCGAATTATGGGGTTAGTTGATGAACTATAAAATACTATGAAATACAATTTAATAATCAAACCTCAAAAGTTTGATAGATTTACTACTGTGCCAAATTATATCTTTAGGCATAAAGGAATGTCTGTGGGAGCAACAGGATTATATGCTTGGATGTTTTCACATAAACATGACCAGCTGATTACAGTTGAGTTTATGATTAATCATTTTAAAGAATCTAAATCTGCTATTAGAACAAAGCTAAATGAGTTAATTGACTTTGGTTATGTAGATAGAATAAGAGTTTATGAGAATGGTAGAATTAAAGGATATAATTATAAACTAAAAGCCAAAGGTAAAAAGCTAGAGAGAGAAAAACTAGAAACAGAAAAGCTAGAGACAGAAAACCTGGCGCTAGAAAATCAGCTACAAAGTAATACTAATAATATAAATAATAATATAATAAATACTAATATAGATTCTGTTTTGCCTCACTTTATAAAATTATTTGATAAAAGATTTCATCCAACAACCAAGGCACAAAAGCAAAAATGGGTTACTATATTGGACCAACTACAAAGGATAGATAAATATGATTTAAGAGATGTTTATAAAATCTGTAAACATATTAGAGAAAAAGAATTTTGGAAAACACAATTTCTAAGTTTACCAAAACTAAGGAATGTAGATAAGAATGGGGATAAATGGATTAATAGATTTAATGCAATTTATTTAGATGATAATAAACCAAATGCTTTCAAAAAGATTAAGGATTTAATTGAGTTTAAAATTTATACTGATATTGATGGCAAAGAGAGTTTGGGTGCAATTACTAAGTCCGCAAAATTAAATGAATATAATTTAACTCAATTACTTAATGGAAGTGAAATCTTGCAAGTTATAAAATATTTAAAGAATGAGTAAGTGGATTAGAAACAGTAAACAAGTAAAACAATCAATTGACTTTTATGGAATTGGTAATGATAAAATTCATCCAACTGATATTGATGCTGTATTAGAATTTAATAATGAGGCATTGATATTATTTGAGGTCAAAAAAATAAATAATGCTTTGCCTACTGGTCAAAGATTAGTTTTAGAAAGATTAGTAAATTCATGGCATACTGAAAAATCAATCGCATTGGTTGTTCAACATAATTTTAGGAATGATGACCAAGATATTCCTCTAGCTGAATGCTGGGTTGCTGGTTATTATTTTAAAGGTAAATGGTATGGTTGTAAAGAACCATTAAAGAAACAATTAAATAAAATTTTAAAAAAATGGAATATATCAAAAATGCAATTATAAAGTTTTTTCAAATTGAAACTAATGAGAATTATGTTTTAATAATTCCAAAAAAATTTGAAAATAAAAAAAAATATTTAAGTTTTTTAAAAAAAACTAATACATTTATAACTACAAATGTTAAATATGATTGAAAAACTACAAGAACTCGGAATACAACTTAAAAGAAATACTGGTAATGTAAAAACAAAATGTCCTAAGTGTTCTCATATTAGGAAAAATAAAAGTGATTTATGTTTATCTGTTAATATTGATGAAGGTTTATATAATTGTCATAATTGTGGATGGAATGGCAATTTAAAATTCAAGCAAAAAAAAGAATATATTTTACCACCTAAAACTAATATAAATTTAACAGACCGAGTTATTAAATGGTTTGCTAATAGGCATATAACAGAGCCAACGTTGGCACATTATAAAATTGGTGAATCCGTTGAGTTTATGCCACAGGTTCAATCTAAAAGGCGTTGTATTAATTTTAATTACTATCGTGATAATCAAATCATAAATGTAAAATATAGAGATGGGGAAAAGAATTTTAAGTTAGTAGCTGGTGCTGAATTAATTTTCTATGGATTAAATAATATTAAAGATTCAGAGCAATGTTATATTGTTGAAGGTGAGATGGATGCATTAAGTTTGCATGAAGCTGGATTATATAGTGTTGTATCTGTTCCAAATGGTGCTTCAAAAGGAAATCAAAGATTAGATTATTTAGATAATTGTTTTAAATATTTTACAGATAAAAAAACAATAATACTTTGTACGGATAATGATGATGCTGGAATGCAATTAAGAAACGAGCTTGCTAGAAGATTTGGAAGTTATAGATGTAAATATGTTGAGTTTGAAGAATTTAAAGATGCTAATGAGGTTTTAATTAAAAAAGGTCCAGAGTATTTAAGAAAGTTAATACAAGGTGCTAAAGATTTTCCTATTGAGGGAATAATTAATATTGATAATATTTGGCAAAGTGTTTTAAACTATAATGAAAATGGAGTTGAAAATTTTACCATTGGTTTAGATGGTTCAGATGAATATTTTAAAATGTCATTTGGAGAATGGTCAGTTGTTTCAGGCATTCCTAATAGTGGTAAAAGTGATGTTTTAGACCAAGTATTATGTAATATATCAATGAGGCATGGATTTAGGTGTGCAATGTTTTCTCCTGAATCTTATCCATATGAAGGACATATAAAAAGAATAGCAAATAAATTAATGTCTAAGAATTGTAATAATGATGACTTAAATTCTGTTAAAGATTTTATTGAAGAACATTTTTATTGGATTAAAATTGATTTAGAAAACCTTACTTTAAAAAACATTTTAGATGCCTTTAAACAATTAGTATTTCAAAAAGGAATTAATGTTTGTGTCATTGACCCTTGGAATATGCTTGACCATTCACAACAAAGAGACCACAGTTATATTGGAAAAACATTAAGTCAATTAACCCAATTTTGCCAACAAACTAAAACTCATTTATTTTTAGTGGCACACCCAAGAAAAATAGAAAGTGAAGGTGGTGTATATAAAAAGCCAACATTGTATGATATTTCAGGAAGTGCAGATTTTTTTAATAAAGCATATAATGGTTTAATTGTTTATAGAAACATTGGACAAAGAACTGAATATGGTTCAGATAGTGTTAATATATATATAGAAAAAGTTAAGAGAAAAGAAAATGGACAATTAGGTTCATTTGAAATAGCACCTGATTTTAAAAATG